TACCTCCGCGGCTACAAGGTTGACGCCGCAGATGCGGCGACTGACGCGGGCCTCAAGGACGCGCTGAAGAACGAGATTGCGGATACGATCGCCTGGCGCATCAAACAGCGTGACGTGAATACGCTGACGACGAGCGAGGCAGACGGAGCAGGGAAGAGTCAGACGCTACACGCGAACGCGATCGGGTTGTTTCCGCCCGGGTTCGGTCGGTGGCTTCGGGCCTATGACCTTCGTGAGCCGGTCTGGGGGATGTGACGAACCGTCAACCCCGCGTACCCGCCTGGCTGCGCGCCTTACTGCGCAATCCGTGGGCGCCGGTGGTGAAACAGGCGGAGCAGGAGCGGCTCAGGGCCGCCAACGCGACGATGCCGCGCCGTGGCTGATGAACCGTGGGTGACGATTAGCCTGGGTCCGACGCTGACCTTGCTGCAGAAGCTGAGAGAGCGCGCAGCGCATCTGCGGCCGGTACTGAACGGGCCGATAGCGACGGCGATTCACGGGTTCTTCGAGCGGCAGTTCGCAACGGAGGGCGCCGCCGGCGGCACGAAGTGGGCGCCGCTTGCGGAGAAGACGCAGCGGTGGCGGGCGCAGAACAACCGTACCGGGATGCCTATTCTGCAGTTCTCGCGTGAGCTCTGGTCGAGCCTCGTGAAGCGCTCGAGCCCGTTGGGTTACCGGATCGTGGACGACGACAGCCTGCTCATGGGCACGTCGGTGCAGCACGCGGAGAAGCACCAGACGGGCACCGACAGGATGCCGGCGCGACCGATCGTGCCGGACCGGATGCCGGAAGTGGAGACGTTGGGCTGGGCGCGGATGATCTCTGAGTACGTGGAGGCGGCGTGAGGATCGAACTCGTACGCATGACCGCCGCGTGGTTGAAAGACCCGACGTACGGAGTCAACCCAAAGATCCCGGGTGTCGAGCGGGACGCGGGCGACGCGCAGCCGCCAGATATAGCAGCGTGGACGCCGGATGGTGGGGCAGCGACGATCGCCGTGTTCAACGAGGAAGACCACGAGTGGGTGGTCGACAAGAAGGCGCCTCCGGCGAGTCCGGCGCTGTACGTGATGGGCGAGGGCGAGATCGAGATGATCGGCGAGGTGATGACGATTCAACGTCGCACCACGCGTGACGTGCCGATCCTGATTCGCTACATCACAGACCGGTCGGACAAGGTCGTGGCGAAGCGGGATGGTGAGTACACGGGACGCGCGATCGTGCGGAGCCTCCGCGAGCTGATGCGGAACGGGAACTTCGCCGCGCGGACGCGCAACAACGTCTGCATCGAGTTCATGGGCAGCGTGTCGTACGTGCCGATGGTTGAGGCGGTGGGCAGTTGTCGATCAATGGGTGCTGTCGTCGCGTTCTACCGCGCGATCGACGCGGCGCCCTGAACCGGAGGAAGCATGCTGTTTGTCGAATTGCCGCGGCGCCCGACGCCGCCCGAGCTCTTGGCGATCACGGATCCCGACGCGCGCGAAGCCGCGTGCGCGGCCTTTGTGGCCGAAGCCGGCGTGGAACGGTTCGCTGTGCCGGCCGAGATCGCGTCTGATCCGGCCGCTCTGCAGGGATTCGTGGAAGGACAGTTGGCACGGTTTGCCGCTGAAGCCGAGGAGCAGAACTAAGTGAGCGCCTCCAAAACGCAGAACCAATTCGCTTTCATGGGCAAGATCGAGACCACGTACGGTACTCCGATTGCCCTGTCGGCTGCGGCGGACGGTATCCTGCTGGCGGACTTCGCCGATGTGGACTTCAGCGGGTTCCTGAACGACGGCTCGCGCGGGCGCGCGCCTGGTGGCGGTTCGCGTCAGCGCGTCAAGCCTTCGGGGCGCGTGGGCACCATCTCGTGCCCGTTCGAAGCGATCGGGGGCGGCGCCGCATACAGCGCGTCCGTGGTCCCGAGCCCGCACGTCCTGTTTCGGGCGTCGGGTCTCGAGGCGACCGGATCGTTCGGCGGCGGCACGGAAAGCTGGAAGTACGCGCCGGAAGTCGGGCCGACTGGCCTCGAGGCCGGTACGTTCGAGTATTACGAGGGCGGTCAGAAGTACCCCATCGCCGGCGGCTACGGCTCGGTCAGTTGCAGCGTGGACGGACCCGATGTGCCGCGGTGGATGTGCGACCTGCTCGGGATTGGGACGACGCCCACCGATGCGGCGCTGCCCACGATCTCGGGTGGCTATCCACCCGCGTCGCGCCTGCCGCCCAAGGCGGAGTCTGTCGCGCTGACCCTCGGGTTGTTCACCGGCGGGATCGTGCGCGGCTTCGAGTTCGATTACAGCCGCTCGCACGATGCGGCGCGGAAGAACATCAACACGGGCGGGCACGCCGGCTACACGCCGGGCGGGCACAACCCGACCATGAAGATCACGGTCGAGCAGGTTGCGCTCGCCACGGTGTCCCCGTGGAGCACGTCGACCACGCTCAATCCGTACGAGCTGAAGGGCGACGGGCAGCTGATCGTGTGCTCGCTCGCGGTCGGCACGGTCCAATACAACCGCTGGAAAATCTACTCCGGCGCCTCCGCGGCGGCGTTGCAGGCGCAGGTCGTCGACGTGCAGGACGCGTACGATGGCCCGACGCGCTTGTGGGAGATTACCGTCGAGTTCAAGCCGTCGTCGCTGACGCTGGTCGATTCATTCACGGTTGAGTTCAACTAAGGAGACGCCGCTGTTCTCAGAACAGGATTATCTCGCAAGCCTTGAGTGCCCCACATACAAGGCCAGAGACGGGAGGCTGTTTGTCGGGGTGATTCTGTCGGCGGATGAAGTGGCGCCCCTCGAAGCGGCGCTACGCGGCGCCGGGAAGAATTGGGCGAAGACGCAAGCGGCGATGCGGGCTGTCATCGAGGCCTGCTTTCCACGACCGTGGTGGCACCGGATTGGCGCGCACCCGCTGTGGAAGCGAGTCAAGAAGTTGCCGCCGCCGGGCCAGATGAAGGCCATCTGGGATTTTATCGAACGCCAGGTGATCGCATTGGGTCTCTCGATGCCGTCGACACCGGGGATCGTAGCCTGGCGCGCCACGCAAGAAATCGACGGCCCGCCCACGGCTGGCTCCTAGCCAAGTTCCACGCCGTCTTCCCCGGCCTCTATTACCGGGTAGGCTGGCCGACGCGTGACGGCGTCATTCCGCACAAGCTGTTCGTCCTCTTCCTGCGCACGCTGGAATCGCTCGACGCCGGCACCGAGCTCCAATCCGCTAGGTCCGCTGCATTAGGCATCGCGCTCGCGATGGACGGCAAGGACTCCAAGACGAAGAGCGCAGTCAAGAAGCTGAGTAAGCGGGCGTTCCCCGAAGTCCCCAACGAGTAAGGCAGTATGGGCGCAACACGCACGATCGTCGAAATCCTGCTCCAAGCCAAAGATCTGACCGGGCGCGCCTTCACGGGCGTGCTCGGCCGGGTCCGTGCGTTCAAGGATTCGATCTTTAACCTGCGTACCGCCGTGGCGGGCTTCGTCGCCTTCGTTACGACGCGCGTGGTGGGACAGATCGTTGCGGCCTTTGCCAAACAGGAGCAGGCTGTCATTCGGTTGAACACGGCGTTGCGCGTGACGGGCCGGTATACCGAAGACGGCACCAAGAAGATTCAGGCCATGTCGGAGGAGATGCAACGCCTCACGACGGTGAGCGACGAGGCGGCGCTTGGTATCTCGGCGACGTTGGCGCAGCTCGCGACGGGCCTCACGACGGACCAACTGGCCGAGGCTCAGAAGGCCGTCATCGGTCTGTCGGAAGCGTTTGGTATCGACCTACAGAGCGCGGCGACGCTCGTCGGCAAGACGCTGTCGGGCGAGATGAATGCGCTCGGTCGCTACGGCATCCGGGTCGATGACACGGCGAGTCAGCAGCAGAAGTTCAATCAGATCGTTCAGCAGACGGCCCGGTTCTTTGACGTAGCCGTGGGCGCTACGCAGAGCCTCATCGGACAGTATGCACAGGCCAAGAACGCGAGCGGCGAGCTGCTTGAGACGTTTGGCCAGATCATCGCCGAGACGTTCAACCTCACGACCGAGCAGGGTAACCTCCGCGACCGCATCAACGACGTCAACGAACGGATCAAGGCGAACCTTCCCGAGTGGGTGAAGTGGGGCAAGGTCATTGTGGCGGTGGCGGTGGCCGTCGTCCGAACCTTCGGCAACGTCGTCCGGTTCTTCTTCAACGTCGGCCAGGTCATCGGCGACGTCTTCGTCGTGCTCTATGAGGCGGCGAGGCTCAACTTCGCGAAGGCCTACAACAGCGCGATCGGCTTTATCAATGGCTTGATCACCGGTTTCAACATCCTGAACCGCACGGCGATTCCGCTTCTTACGGCAATGCCGGAGGCCGCGGCCGACGCATTGGCGGAGGCGAAGGACCGCCTGTTGCAGGATGCGGACGATATTCGGGCGTCGATCGCAGGGATTGGCGATGCCTGGTCGAATGTCGTCAAGGCGATCAAGGCCGAGCCGCTTCCGGTGGCGACCGTGGCGACGGCGGGCGGCGGAACCAATAAGCCGCTCAGTCCGGGCCAGTTGGCAGCGCAGGCGGCACAGACCACGCTCGGCGCGGCTAATCAGACGCTGCAGCGGTTCCAGGGCGGGGGCCTCTCGACAGGCGAGTTCGAGGCCCAGATGTCGCGCATTGTGCCGCAGCTTCAGGCGCTCCGCGACTCGGGGCTCTTGTCGCAGGACGCGTGGAACCAAGTCACCGCCGCGATTGAGAAGTTCCGCGAGGAAGCAGACAAGGCCGGCATCCTCATTACCTCGCTCGACGACACGGCCTCCGCCACGTTCGGCCAGGCCTTGGCGCAGCGAATCCACGAAGCCTCGGCGGCGCTCGGCACGCTCAACGAGCAGCTCGCGACCACGACCGTCGACTCGATGGGCGCCTTCATGCAGGCCAGCATCGAGGCGTTCGGCGCCTTCACTGATGGTTCGCACGCGGCTGGCCAGGCCTTCGAAAGCGCGATGCTGGGGGCGCTCGCAAGCGTGGCCAGCATGTTCGCGCAGATGTTCGCGGCTCGAGCGACGGCTGCCCTGGCTGAAGCCATTCTCCCCTCGAGCATCCTCTCCGGTACGAGTGCCGGCGGCCTCGCCGCGGCGGGCTACTTCACAGCGGCCGCGCTCGCCATGTCGGCTCTGGCCGGCGCACTCCGTGGTGCGGCGGCCCGTACGGCGGGCGGCGCTGGGGGCGGTGGGGGCGCGGCTGGCGCGGCGGCCCGGACGAGTGAGTCGGCCCGCGAAGGCAAGGAAGCGACCGTGGTGATCGAAGGAGGGCTACTCGATCTCTCGGATCCTCGTCAGCAGGAAGCGTTCGCGAACATGTACAAGAGTCTGGTCTCTAAAGGCATCGTCCGCATCACCGTGAAGGGCGCATAGCATGGCACTACCTCCCGCTGAACAGATCCTGTGGGGCACGGGCTTCGAGAATATCGTTGACTTCGACTACCCGCGCGCCCTCGACACTCCGCGCGCGTGGCGTCGTCCCGCGCCTGGCTCCGCGCGCGCCCGTAACTCGGCCGGCGTGACGGATGCGGCGGTCTACGGCTACGACTACCTACTGGCTGGACGGGCGCGGTGGTTCGGTAGGTCTGACTGGGACAATCCGGTCGGCCTGCAGGCGTTCCTCGACTGGGCCGGCCAGGGCAACCCGTTCCGGTTCGTGCCCGATAAGACGGTACCGGACTTCTACGTTGACAACTGCGTGCTCGATACGCCGTTCGATGAGGTGGAGCCGAGCCTTGAGGAAGCGGACGGCTCGCAGAGCATCGACGTCGTGATCCGGAACCCGACCGTGTCGTTCGGCCAGGCGCTGCGCGGGATCATGTTCGAGTACGCGCCGGGGATGAGCCTCACGGACCCCGTGGCGGCGACGTTCACGCGGGCGACGGCGGCGACGCGGCGCGGGCTGCCGGGCACGCTCGTCTCGCCGGTGGGCGCGAGCGACGCGAGCGGCGTGCTGCGGGACCGGCACTACGAGGGGGCGCTGCGGACCACGCTGCTGGAGGCGGCGCGGACGCAGCTCGTCACGGACCCGGAGAACTTCGGGAACTGGTCTATTACGGGGACGCCTATCCGCACGGCTGGACAAGCCGACCCGTTCGGCGGGACCGGCGCCTATCTAGTTGAGGATGACGACGCCGGGGTTGCCGAGCGTGTTCTTCAGACAGTCGGGTTCACTGCGGACGCCGGAAAAGCGGTTGCGTGCTTCTTCCGCGCCGGGACGATCGCGGGGGCGAACGATGTCATCGGTCTCTGGGACAATACGGCGGCGGTGTGGCGCCACAAGGTAGTCATCACATGGACCAACGGAGTCCCCACACTAAGTACGGGGGTGGGAGGTGGCACGCTCTTTCCGGTCGAGTCGTGGGGTGCTGGGTGGTATCGCCTAGCGTTTAGTGCCACGGGGGTGGTGGCCGCAAACACGAATCAAATTTTCATCGGAAACGACGCCGTTGGGACGGTCGGGACGCACTACATCTTCGGCGCCAACGCTTGGAACGCGGTGTTCCCGTCGAGCTACCAGGGGCCGAGCCTCACGACGAAGAACGCCGATTCCTTCTCCTGGGCTTATGGGCACAAGCCGCAAGCCCTCTTCTGGTACGCAAAGACGGTGGATCGGGGAACTGCGCAAACCGTCAACGCGCGGATTTTGGAGATTGGCACGTCTGCCGGGACTGCTCCCACACTGATTTTGTACCGCTCTAGTGTTTCCGAGTACACCGTTTACCACCACAACGGCGCGGCATCAGTGCTCATCGCGCACAACCCAACGATCGCATTCGGCGACACGGTGGAATTTCTTCTCATTCTACAACCCGATGGCAAAGTGAAGGTCCTCGTGTCGGTGAACGGCGGCGCGGCGCAGGACTCCGGCCTCTCGGCGGCGAATGCGCTCGCGGCGGCGTGGGCCACGGGCGCTGGCGTCTGGTTGAACAGTGAGGGCGCGAGCAACGTCGGGTTCAGCGCCTTCGCCCAAATGAAGGTCGGCCCGCTCACCTTCGGCGGCCGGACGATTGACACGATCGCCAAGGCGCAGGCGGTCTAGATGACGGCCTACCGCGTTGGCTACCGCGTGCGTTGCTACGCCCCTCGCTCCGTTGACACGACGGAAGCGACCGTGCTTGTTCCGGCGGTGGGGGCTCCTCACGCGGACCCCTTCCAAGTCACGACGCTGAACGGCATCGCCGGGTACCAGCCCTACCTCGATCTCCCGATGGGCCGGAACGGGCGCATCGACCCCTTGAACCGCGACCTCGATACGGGCGAGTGGACGTTCCCGCTCATTGATCGCTCGATCGGCGGCTCGAACCTGAAGCGCTGGTTCTCGGCGTTCCTCGGTAACGTGAAGGGTCAGCCCCGCTTCGCCGGGCTCCGCATCGAGGTGGACGAGACGCTGGACAACGGGGCCACGTGGGCGCGCTGGCGGACCGGCCGGGTGACGAAGCTGGCCATAGGACCCATCGTGGGTCAGCTATCGATGCGTGAGGTGACGGACGAGGCCAAGATGCCGGTCTTCGTCGGCAATCCGCACGCGAGCATCACCTATGCGGCTCGGCAGGCGCTGTGCCCGATCGGGCTCTTGGGCTCGGACTTCGGTACGATTAAGGCCGCGACGCCGCTCAAGGGCACGGCGCGCGAGATCAAGGTGAACGCTGTGGGCCAGCTCGCCGCGGTTTACACGATGGTCTTCCTCGACGCCGCCTCGGCCTCTAAAAAAGAGAACATCGCCACGAAGCAGCTCATCGGTGCCGCGGCGCCGAATAGCACGATCGTGACCGGCGTCGTGACGGGCGGGAGCGCCGGCGGCAACGTGCAGACCGCCGAGCTCCCGAATTTCAGCGGTCCCCTGCGTGCGCGCGTGAAGCATACGAGCGGTGCCAACAACGGCTCGACGGGCGACTACTATGCGGCGGGCCTTGGCTTCGGACCGGGACCGAACGGGAAGGTGCGTCTCGCCTCGGTGGCACTGAAGGCGTTGGGCGCGGGCGACGTCAATCAACTCGCCATCCCGGTCGACGGTGTCACCGTCGAGATCACGCTCTGGCAGGACGGCAAGGTCTCGAAGGACAACCCGCTCTTTCTGAACGACGTCCACTTTGCGCAGTTGCTCAAGGATATGGGCGACGGGAAGTTCGGCTACCTCTACCGGGTCGGAGAGTCGAAACCCGCCGCGGCCGCGTACGGCGACCCCAAGCGCACCGTGGCGATCGCGAATAGCGCGGCTTTCATCGCCGACACGACCTACCCTGTGCAACGGTTCATCATCACGGATTCGGACGAGTTCATTCGCTGGTTCGAGAAGAACGTCTTGAAGCCGATGAACGTCGCCCTCTATCCGGACGCGAACGGCGCGCTGGTCATTGTCGACATGCGCCTGCCGACCTCACTCGCCGGTGTGCCGGCGCTGACGGAAGCGGACCTGGCGCGGGACCACGCTCAGGGGGACTGGGAGTTTGACCGTGAGAACGTGATCACGCGGGTGGACTTCGCGCGCTACAGCGACCGTCCCGTGAAGATCGCCGACTTGGAGCAGGACAGCGCCACGTTCCCGGACATTCCGAGCGGTGGCGTCGAGTCGTTCGAGCACCCGCTCCTCGTCTTGGACGTGGGCTCGACCGACATCGGTGACAAGAGCTTCGAGTGCGACGCCCCAGGCTTCCGGTCGATGGATGGTGAGGTATTGCAGGGACAGTCTCGCGCGCTCTACCTCGAAAACAAGCTGGTGGAGACGGCGAACCAATGGCGCCGGCCGATGGGGTGGGGCCTTGTCGAATTGCCGGTGACGTTGAACCGGAGCGGTGTAGCGGTCACGATGGGGGGCCTCGCGACGGCGACGTTCCAACACGTACCGGATCCGACGACGTGGCAGCGTGGAGGTACGCGGTTGTGCCGCGTCCTCGAGCTGTCTCCGCTGGGTCCGGTCCGTACCGTAAAGCTGCTCGACCTGGGGTTCAACCTCTTCGCCACAGCGCCGACCCTTGGCGCCCCGGCCCAAGAGGCTGGTAACACGTACACGGGCGTCACGTCCGTACTGACAGTCAACGCCTCGAGCCAGGCCGCCGAGGTGCGGTACGCGGTAACGGACGTCGCGGTGGGCTCCGTGCCGGCCGATACGAGTCCGCTCTGGACGGTCTTCGGGCGCTTCACGTCGAGCCAGACCGTGACGATCCGTGGTCTGGCGCCGAACCGCCGCGTCTGGGTGCAGGGCCGGACGCTGCCGGACTACGTGGATTCATACCTCCCGAGCGCGTGGGTGAACGCCGGAGGTACGGGCCGGGTGGATACGGCCGCGCTGCCGGCGCCATCTGCGCCCGCGAGCTCGCTCATCTCGGGCAAGTCGTTCCGTGTGTCGTGGACGAACGGCGCCGCGGACCTCGCGACGGAGCTCCTGATCGCGACGCCTGTGGGGGACGCCCGTGTCGTTGTGGCGCGGGTGCCGCCTGGCGCCACGTTCTTCGACTTCCCGGGCGACACGGGAGTTGATTTGCAGCTCTCGACGACGTACCGGGTCGGTATCCGGCACGCGGGAGCGAACATCGACGGCTACTCGGCCGAGGTCACGATCGACGT